TAAAACTAGTTCCGATAGTATTCGGGTTATTGGGATCTCTTCCTGGTCCTGAGTTACTGCTTCCGCCTGTACTGATGATAGGTGGTAAAACAAAATCAGCAGTTGCATTATTACAAAGCATTATTCTGCCTGCGTGAGCTGCTACACTTAAAAGTGTGTCAGCTGTTAAATTTACGAAAGATCCTGGTCCAATTGATTGAAAACCATTTCTAGATCTTACGGGTCCGTCAAATGTAGTGTTTGCCATGTTAATATCCTCCTAGATATATTTAAATGTAGTCCCTAGGGATTGTCGACCATACGCGTCTACATTTATTTTGTTTATTTTTATGTATGGTATGTAATTTATAGCTTAGTTTTAAGTAGAGTGCAAGAGATTCTGTAGTGAAAGTGATATTTCAATAATGTAGCTTTTTATTAAGTAGCTACGGAAACTTGTGGTGCGGAACCTTCCACTCTAGCAGTCAAGCTAGCTTCTTTAGCTTCTGCCATTTTGATATGATTTATAACTTCTCGAACCTTATTATCGATTCTAACCATATCGAGAGTGTATCTATCTTCAGATAGATGTTCCTGCTCCCATTTTAACTCCAATGACCTCTTTTGTTTGTAAAGGTCTTGTAAGTGGCTCATCCTTGATCTCCTCAAATGTTAACCATGTTTTTGCCAAAGCATAAAACCCTGACGCTTCCCAATTAATATCATTTTCTCCTATTTTGTCAACTATAGCATTTTCTAAAGATGTAGCTTCATCTTTTGCCATAACTGTAAACTGAGTCATATAACCATATGCTCTAATTTTAATTAAGAAGTTTTTCATGATTTTTTCTTTCTACCATAAAAAAAGGGGCACTTCAAGAGCGCCCCTTTTTAATTAATTATGCTTAGAATTAAGCACCTTCAGAAGCAAAAATACCTCTAAAGTCAGAAACTCCAAAAGAGTATCTTTCTCTAGCTTTGTATCTTACGTTTCCAGTGTCGAAGTCACCTTCCATTTTAGTGGAAATAGATGATCTTTCGAAATACTTCATTCCATTAGGCACATCTGTAATGATGTAAAATGCATCAGGATCAGTTAAATAGTTATTCACTACGTAACCTTGAGGTATCATCCCCATAGATTTAATTGCATTAATGTCATTATCAGCTGTTCCAACTCTAAGAGTAGATTTCATTAATCTATCTGCTGTAAATTGAAGCTCAGAAGGAACAATCATTTTCATTCCTTTAGCTGCAATTTTTAAACCTCTCTCATCAGTAAAAGCCGCAATGTCGATAAGCGACTGCTCTAATGAAGTTTCGTTAAGGTCAGCTTGAGTTGCCAAAGTGTTAGATACTGTACCCGCTACTGTTGGGTGTGCAGTATTAAACAATGAAACTGCATCTCCAGAATCAAAAGCATCCGTTGTAGGAAGACCTTGGATTAGTGGATTAACAGCTTTCACTTGCTTTGTGTTTGCCATTGAACGAGCCAACGCTTTTGTATATCTAGACGATAGTCTGTCATATAGGTTATCTTCAATTGCTTCTTCAGTAATTGAAAATGCTAAAGCTATAGTTTCGTGAGTGTATCTAGCTGTGTAAGTCTCTTGAGCATTGTCAAAAGTTACACCAGAACCCTCAGGTTTTACTTGTGCATTAGCGAAACCCGATAACATAACTTCTTCTTCAAAAGCTCTGTCCGAAGTTTCTTTACTATAAATAGCTTCGTGTTGGTTTTCGTATTGTTTGTATTCAAGTCCGAATAGTGCATTCAAACCTGGTTCTAGTTCTTTAACTAGCTGCGATCTTGATATTGCCATGTTTTATCTCCTATTCAGTTGTTATACCCCATTCGCATTTAATGCGAATTGGTGTTCATTGATTCTAACTACCCAGTTAACATTGGCTGAAGCTACGTCATTGTTAGAAGGATCTTTCGATACTCCTAATACTTGAAGCGTTGCTGATGAGCCTGTTGCTAATGTGCTGTCATTTAGTTCTACTTTAGATATGTAATCTGGAGTAGAGCCTGCTGTGTAAGCGATATCTGCAACATTGAAGATATCAGTTAAAGCTGATGCACCTGTGTTATTAGATTGGATCTCAAATCTTTCATAAGGATCGTCACTTACGAATCCAACGATGTCTGTTGCAGCGTTAGAAGCGTCTAAGTGATTAGCCCATGTTGGTTTTTGAGTTGAAGCGTCAGTATAGAATACACCGTTAAGTGATCCTACAACTCCTCCGCCTGCACCTGCTACTTCAACAGAACCGTCAGCCTTCATTTTGACTAGGTCCCATTGGTATATAGCTGTTGCAGAAGCAGATATGCTGTACTCAGATAATCCTTGATTATCTGGATTCTGACCAACTTTACCGATAGCTTTCATACCGAAAGCTGCGTCTTGGTTTGCCATATTGTTTCTCCATTTAGTCCGTAATTTAAAAAATTACAGACGGGTTAATGTTAATAATTTTGTTGGTTTAATAATTACTAAAAAATTAGCTTTTCTTAGAACCACCAAAAGTTACACGAGTCTGTCTATCAACATTGATAGGCATACTTGGATGCTGTTCCTTCAAAAGATCGTTGTCTACTGCTTTATCTTGATCCATACCTTTTTGTGAATAGTATTTAGATCTTTGTTTTGCAATCTCTTCAGGTACTCTTGCCAGCAGCAAGCCACCAACTCCGATCACTCCCTTGTATTTACCGTCTTCAACCACAGGATAATCTGAATCTGGGTATTGATCTGATCTAACTAATTCATAGCCTGATCTTAATCTTCCAGCGATATTTTTAGTATCGGTGAAACCCATAGATTCTGCTCTTATCCATCTATGTCTGAATCCTGTCGGTGCAGGGGGTGCATCTAAAGATGATGGTGGAGCCCAAACTTTTGTTCGTTCTTCTTTAACTCTGGTTTGACTCGCACGACTTGGGGTGTTGTCTTTTTCTATTTTTTTCATATGCTTATACTACCTCCTTCGTGATTTTTTTTAACTGTTTCGCATACTCTTCGAGTGGCACACCTATTCTTTTAGCAATTGCTACTTGTGAAGGTGTGAGCCTCACAATTTTGCGACCAGGCTTACTCGTTCTGTTAGCCGAAGCTACAACTTGAGTAGGTCTTAAAGTCGTTTTTTCATCCACACTATCAAATTTTTGAGGAAATTCAAGTCTTATTCTTTTATTTATTTCAGAATAATACTCTTCTGTTTGAGGATCAAAACCTTCTTCTTCAACTAATTTCTTATGTAAGCTGAATGCAGTATAGGTCATAGCCTCATTATTACCGAACCATGAATTTTCACTAGCCCATTTTTGAGCTTTTGGATCAGGATTGATAGCTTGTTCTTGAGTTTGCGTTTGATTGATAGGTCTAGAGCCATTTGCACTTAACTCTCTACCTTGTTTTTCTCTATCTGTTTTTTCTACATGTTTAGATTTAATTTCAGAAAGTTTAGCTTCTTCATAACCTAATTTAGATATTTCAGTTTGAGCACTTATTTCTGCTTTAAGATCACCCTCTTCCCTAGCCTTAGCTAGTTTAGATCCTGCTGATTCTAAAGAAGACTTAATTCTATTTTCCATTTCAGAAACATAACCTGTGTCTAATTTAGAATATCTTGTTTTAAGTTGTTCTTGTTCAGAGGTAACTTTTTTTGCGTACTCTATTGCAGCTTCTTCTCTTCGTTCTGCTTCACGCATTTTTTTAGTTAACTTAGCGATTCTTCTTTTTACTCCATCAGAGTAATCTTCTAATTCTTTTTTCTTTTTTTCCTTAGATCCTTGATCCGTGTTTTCTGATTCTTGATTGTTCTCTTCAACTCGAACATCCAACTGCTCATTTGATTTCTCAACTGTATCACTGGACTTATTACTGTCTTCATTAATTGTTTCATCTGCTACTTCTACCTCGTTAGTTGTTTCTTTTATTTCTTCAATCAGAACCTCGGCTCCAGGACCTGATGTATCTATATCTACTGTGTTTTTTTCTTGATCTTGCATAGTATCCTCCTATGGGTTGTTAATATTGATGGAATATATCTTCGGGGTCTTCCACTCTTGCTAAAACTTCATCATCATTGAGAAGTCTTACTTCACCCCCATCTATAAGAATTCTGGATCCTGCATACCTTGCAAAGATTACCCAATCCCCTTTCTTACACCACGGGCCTTCAGGAAACTTTTCCTTGTCGTAACAATGTGGCCCCATGGAAAGAACTAATCCACAAGTTGATGCAACTTGTGATCTTTCTATAGCTTGATCTCCTAAATAAACTCCACCTTTAGTTTTTTCTTTCATTTTAAATGGAAGAATCAACATTCTCCAACCTGTTGGTTGAGGAAGTTTATCTTGTGGTGTTTTAGAAAGATCTTTTTCTACTTTAGTATTTTTTGTTTCTTTGTATTTTTCTTCCAAAGCATTTTTATGCGTTGGGATCTCTTCCTTTAATGTCGAAGATGTTTGGTTCGTTGTAGTTGTCATTGTCCTTTTGCTCCTTCTTTTCTAGCAGGTTAGAGATTTCCTGTTGAATGTATTGATAGGCATGTGCCTGTCCTAACATATATTTGTATTTTTCCATGTTGTCAACCCCACCAGCAACCATTGAATCTCCTATTCTTTGGTAGGATTCTTTTAACATTTTTTGTAATTTATCTATAAAAAATAAATCATCCATTATTACCTTTCTAGCAGTTCCATGCTCGCAGAGATTTATTAATTCTACTATTCGGATCTCTGGCCGTTTTAGCAGATGTTAGTTTTTTCTTCATGCCACCCATTCTTGCACAAAAAGATGCACGTCTTTTATTACCAACTTTTTTACTAGGTGCTTTTAATGTACCTTTTGTATAACTTGCTCTACCTTTAGCATTTAAACCACCTGACTTTGACTTGCCTTCTTTTCTAGTCCATGCAGGAGTTTTAGCCATTATTTTTTCTTCGCTGTTTTTTCTGCTTGTTTAAATTGTTTTTTAGTAGGAGCTCCTTTTGAACCAGGTTTTCTCATTTTTTCTTTTGACCCAGCTTTTATTCTAGCTCTTTTTGCACGTATGTTTGCGTATAGTCCTGGTTTTGCCATTAAGATCTACCGCCTTTTTTGTAACCCATTGCTTTAGCTACTTTTGGGGCTTTCTTTTTTAAAGCTCTTATTCCTTTTCCTTTTTTACCTTTTGGTATTGGTTTTTTAGACATTAATATACTCCTGTTTTAATTACTCTAATACAATTCACACAAGATTTAATAA